AACGGATCCAAAACCTATTCAAGGTTGAGTCTGTCACCATCACAGAGAAAACATTCGGAGGCTCCTGCAAATGGTGAATATTCACACATACCAGCTCAAGCCCTTACGGTTTGAACTGAAGGAGGCTTATGGCGTCGTTCGCGCCTACCCTGTCGACCAAGAGGCTTTTCTATTCTGCCGATTGACTCAAACAAAAACACTCACACCCTGGGCTATCGACGAGATAGCTGGTCTCGGGTATAACTGCATCGACCAGCGCGGCAACCTCATCAACAGCTCAGACCTATGTTAAGTTTCTTTGCTTGTGTCTTCCTTGTTGCCGCTTGTTGTGCAACAATGCCCAGTGTGAGTCTGCTGTGTTTGTTTGCAGGCTTTTCATCTCTTTGTCTTTCTTTCATCCTTTGAGCCCATGACAACCACCACACCGACACGTTTGATCAATGCTGCTAACTGCGGCAATCATTGCACCAATGAAGAACTAAAAAACCTAGCTAAATCACTGACCCGAGAACTTCCTGTTGGTCTTGTGATGATCAGCACTAAATTCCTTGGACCAACAGACACCAAAGGATCACGGATCAAAGCAACAATCAACGGCACCACTTACAGCCGAACAGTTGGTTATGACCACAGCTTAAGCACTTTGGATGCCCATGCATACGCTGCTTTGTATCTGCTTTCCTCTTGGTTTGAGGGTGAAAGCCTCCAATACCAAGGACACGACGAATCAGCCGATGGCAAGGGCTGGTGTTTTTCTTTCCGTTTTGTATGACTGACGAACAACTAGAAACGATGGAACATTACGAAAGAATCCGTCAACTATTAAAAGATAGCGGGGAATACTTAAATAGTGAAATCGATGATCAAACCATCTACATTCTCAACCACCGCTTCTACTTTCCCGAGTATTTCTAATGCTGAAGCCCACTCAATCCGCCTTGACGTTTCACATTAAAGACGCGCAAGCTTTTTATTGCGAACAAGATGACAGCATCCACGTTTACGGCGACGCCGATGGTTGCGAAGAAAAACTTTGCATCGAAGGCATCACTGCAAACATGGTGTTTATGTTTGCTAGAAACACTTTATGCGCTGGTGATCATGTCTTAGCTCACATCGACAGGAACAAATGCAATGTAAACATGGCGAAAGAAATGATAAAGAACTTGCAACATTTTGTAGAAACAACTGACGCTAAGTAAACACAACAATATCTCAACATTGCCTCGCTTTGCGGGGCTATTTTTTTGTCAAATAATATATTAAAAAACATTAACATTACTTGTAATCAGCAAGGTTGTGTGGTTGTGTTCACAATCACGGGGCTGGCTGCTGCTCCTACGTTTTTAAATCTAAAGCCATGCTAAAGAAAGGGAGCACACGTTACAACCTGTAAGGTTAAAGAGTAGACAGTTTGTGGCTGTGTCCACCTTGCAACCTGTGTGAAACCCGCTATTGTCTTTGGTGTGAGGGGCAAACATTAAGCCTTTCATACAAAGCACCTGGACAACTAAAGAAGTGAGGTAACAATGAATGCTGAAGCATTAATTCAGCAAGCCATTGCGGATCAACGCATTGGTTTAATCACACGGCAACAATTACTTTCAATTGTCTACAAACTAGACAGGAGGTCATTCATTCATGGAACCAAAAAGTAAGTCATTTGACGATGACTATTTTATACGTAATGCAATTCTTTGTTGGATGCATTACTATCCAAACCACAAATGGACACCAATCTATGAGGAACTAAGCAAGCGCGACTCCTATGTGTCAGTTCAACCCGAGCCCAAGCCCAAGTCCAGACCAGCTCGAAGACGAAAACCTGCAACAAAACCTGAATGATTACCAAGTAGTATTATCTAGTGGTGAATGTATCTACATTCTTGCCGCCAATTCAGAAGAAGCTGCATGGTTAGCTTTAGAATTGTCCGAAGATAACAACACAAAGATTGCTGATGTAATTGAAATGGGTAAAAAGTATTTTCCAAATAACTGGAAACGGTTTAAAGATGCTCCTGCTGATAACTTTGAAGCCATTGATTATGATGTCTTCATGGAATGGAAAGTAGCAGGATGGGAAATCAACAGTAACTACAACGTAATCATCAGGGCAACTAATGTACACAACAGTAAAGTTGTCGAACACGTATACAAACGTGAAAGTGCAGCAGAATCTAAGATCCAAGAATATTTAAACACATTGGATCATGAGTTAGTCATCTGCACACATGACAAGATTTACTATGTACACCCTGAAATGTTTGAAGGTGATGAAGATGAATGAAAAGATGATCAATGACTTCATCAAAGAGGTCAAGAATCATCCTCATCGTGAAGAATTAATAGAGTTAATGATTTCACAACTTGAAGACATGAACTCTGTTAAGTATTTAGAGTTAAATGCCGACAGAATCTGAAATTACAGAACAGATTAAACTTGAACGAGAACAGATTCGACTAGGGCTTGAGGCTTTACATGACAACACAGCTAATCTTGAAAGCAAAGACTATGCCAGTGCTTCTGTGTATGGTGTTGCTTCAATCCAACAATTGATTCCTCTTGTGGTTAAGTGTATTAACCAAACAAGAGCAAGAATTAAAAAAGGAAAAACAGGAGCTGCATTTAAGGAGATACACACATATCTTCATGATGTAAAACCTGAAGTTTTAGCTGCTATTGCTTGTAAAATTACTATTGACAAAGTCTTTAGTACTAAACCAAACGCTAGTCAATTACAAAACGTTGCAGATTGCATTGGTCAAGCTGTTGAAGATGAGTGCAAATTATGCTTTTATCAAGCTAATGTGCCAGGATTACTTCACAAAATAAAAGAGAACTACTTTCATTCATCTATTGGCACTCAACAAAAAGTACGAGTCATTACCACATTAATGAATCGTTATAATGTTCCACATTGGAACAGTTGGGGACGTGTCAATAGAGTGAAGCTTGGAGGTTGGTTGCTTGACAATGTATTCAATGCAAGCCAATGGTTTGAGCGACAAACAAGGAGAGAGGGTAAAAAAACTGTCATTTATGTAGTTCCCTCCATTGATTTTTTGTTGCAAAAAGATGCATTGATGGCAACAGCTGAGCTATTCAGCCCTATTGCTTGGCCAATGCTCATTGAACCTAACGATTGGGGTCAAAACAAAGATGGTGGCTACCTTCTCAACGAGGTGATGCAAGGTTACTCCATGGTACGACGGGGTGATCCCTGCCGTATACAGGGGGAACAACCCATAGACTTTTTGAACAAGATTCAGAAGGTTGCCTACACCTTAAATCCTTTTGTTATCAACGTTGCTGAAGAGCTGTTGGCGAAAGGAAGACAGGTAGGGAAGTTTGTCCCTGTTGTTGAATTACCTTTGCCTCCAAAACCTGTTGACATTGCTGAGAATTACGATTCAAGGCTTGACTACAGGAGAAGGGCAGCAGAGGTATGTAACATCAATGCACAAGCATTTCAAAAATCATGTAGAACACGCATGACAATGAATGCAGTAAAGCAATTCAAAAACAGGAAGAAGTTTTACATTCCGTGGTCATTTGATTACAGAGGTAGAGCTTATCCAATCCCTGCATTTTTGACACCTCAAGACACTGACTTCGGTAAATCACTTCTAAAATTTCATCAAGAAGCATTTGTCACACCTGAAGCAGAGCAATGGTTAGCTTTTCAAGTCGCCACCACTTACGGACTTGACAAAGCAACAATGCAAGAACGTCTTGATTGGACACATGACAACATCACAATCATCAAAGCAGTTGCTACAGATCCAATCAACAACTTACCTGAATGGGAAGCTGCTGATGAACCTTGGCAATTTCTTGCTGCCTGTGATGAATACTATCAATGTGTCATTGCTTGCAAACGTCAACACACAGGATTACCTGTTGCTACAGATGCAACATGTAGTGGTCTACAAATTCTTGCAGGATTAGCACGGGATGCCAGTACAGCAAAACTTTGCAATGTACTGCCAAGTGATAAACCACAAGATGCATATAAAGTAGTTGCAGAAACAGCTAAACCAGACTGTCCAGAATCTATCCAACCTTACATGGATAGAAAAACAGTCAAACGTGTTGTTATGACTGTTCCTTACAATGCAAAACCATTTTCAAATAGAGGCTACATACGTGAAGCACTATCTGAAAAAGGTGTTGAAATAAGTAAGGAAGATTTAACTGCAACTGTCACTGCAGTCAGAAAAGCCATGGACAAAATTGTTCCAGGTCCTATGGCTGTAATGAAATGGATTGAAAAAGAAGTTGCGAATGCTATTGATGAAGGCTTTACTGAATTGACGTGGTCAACACCTTCGGGTTTTGTTGTCACTCAAAAGCTAATGAAATCACAACTCACTGTTGTCGAGTTGCAATTACTTGGTCGATGCCAAATTAAAATTGCTACTGGTGACACAGAGACTGTGGATCGAATGCATCACAAAAACGCAACAGCTCCAAACCTCATCCATTCACTTGATGCTTCTTTGTTACACCTATCTACATTACGCTTCAACGCTCCGATTTCCCTCATACACGACTCGGTACTTTGTCGTGCTACTGACATGGGTGTTTTATCAACCATTATTCGTGAAACATACATGCACTTATTTGCGGAGCATGACTATCTAACAACCTTTGCAAAACAAATCAACGCAAAGACTAAACCACCGATGATCAACACACTTGAACCATCATCGGTCATTGATTCCACCTATTTTTTCTGCTAATGGCACGAACTATCATTAAAACTGAACAGCCTGTTGTTCTTGAAGGATTTCAAGCTGTACTGCAACCCGGCAAGTTTGGTTACAAACTATCTGCTGTGGTCGGTCAAGACCTTATTGATCAACTTGAAGAAGATCGCATTGAAAGCCTTAAATGGGCTGAATCCAAACTAAAGAACCCAAAGCGTTCAACACTTAAGGTTGAACCTTGGGAAGAAAAGGCTGAAGGTCAATACATGGTTAAGTTTTCGTGGAATGAAGAAACGAAACCACCTATTGTTGACACAGAAGGCACTCTGATTACTGATCCTTCAACACCGCTTTACTCTGGTAGTAAAGTTAAACTTGCTTTTGTTCAAAAGCCATACATCCTGAAAGATGGTGTGACTTATGGAACTAGCCTTAAACTTAAAGCTATCCAAGTTGTAGCATTGTCATCTGCTGCTGGCATTGATGCTGGTGATATGGATGATGTTGATGCTGCAGAGCTGTTTGGAAAAACTAAAGGTTTCAAAACATCTGAACCGAATGTGGTTCCCTTTGAAACTGTTGAAAATGAGGATGACTTCTGATGATTGAACTTGACATTTTTAAAAACGAAGAGCTTGGTCTTTACCAATGCAACATGACCGCTAAGCTTCCACCTATCTCCGTGACTAAGTACAAGAAATCTCGTGATGACTTCCGTTATGAGATGCAACGTGCAGTTAATGAGATTGTGGATGAGCTGATTGAACAGGCATTGGAAGACGCATAATGGCATTCCGCTCCAAGCTTGAGGAGAAGGTTGCTGATTTACTTGTCGATCTAAATGTCAAATATGAATATGAAACCGTCAAGGTGGATTATGTCATCAAGCATAAATACTGCCCAGACTTCATCCTTCCAAATGGAGTCTGGCTGGAATGTAAAGGGTATTGGGATGCTGCTGATCGACGTAAGATCAAAGCAGTAAAAGAACAAAACCCAGACATAGATCTTCGGATGGTATTTCAAGCACCCTTTAACACTATCAGTAAAAAGTCAAAAACAACCTATGCTTCTTACTGTGACAAACTTGGTATTCCTTGGTGTTCTTTTGCAAACATCCCTCTTAAATGGCTTTTATGACATACGGTACACCCGAGTTTTACAAAGACCGGTTCATGGACTTTCTAGCTGATGCACAATTTGATGAGCCTGAGTATGGTGAAGCAATTATCAAAGGGTTTTTGTTAGCCCTAGATGATTGGAAATCATACCATGCAAATCAAGCAACACATTATGCAGAACTCAGAGAGCGAATTTATTCGCCATTTACCTTGTCCTGAATGCGGTTCGTCTGATGCAAATAGTATTTACACAGATGGACACGAACATTGCCATAAATGTGGCTATCACACATTTGGTGATGGAACAATTGCAACTCAATCTACCAAAATGAATGATGTCAAGTTACAAGGATCTGCCACCCGCATATCCAACAGAAACATCAGCGAACAAACAGCAGAGTTCTTCAAAACCTACAAAGATGGACAACTTCTACGCCACTATTATTACGACGTGGATGGAGTTCTTGTTGGGGCTAAAGTAAGAACAACAGGCAAGGACTTTCGGTGTGAGGGTGTTGTCAAAACACTCTTTGGTATGCAGAATTTCCGTCACAAAACAACAGGCAAAGTACAAAAGCTTGTCATTGTTGAAGGTGAGATGGATGCTATGTCAGTTTGGGAGGCACAACCTGGGTGGGCTGTTGTCTCTATTCCTAATGGAGCAGCCTCTGCAAAGAAAGCGATCCAACATAACTATGAATGGATCAATTACTACGATAAAATTGTCCTGTTTTTTGATAACGATCAAGCAGGCCAAGAAGGCGCTAAGCAAGCCGCTAGTGTCTTACCACCTGGAAAAGTTTTTATCGGCTTTCTAGACGATTACAAAGATGCCTCAGAGGCTTTACAGGATAACAACACTGAAGCCATCCGAGCTGTTTGTAATTACGACCACGTTCAATACAAACCTGAAGGCATCATTGATGCCAAAAACTTACTTGATGTCATCACCACACCATCACCAGCAGCAGATCATGACTACCCATTTCAAGGATTACAAACAAAGCTTCACGGGATCAGGTATGGAGAGCTTGTCACAATCACTGCAGGATCTGGTATCGGTAAATCCTCATTCTGTCGTGAACTTGCAACTAACCTTCTTTCAAAAGGAGAACGGGTCGGTTACTTGGCGTTGGAAGAATCCA